ACTCTTTCCACATCTAATCCCATCTAACGCACCCCCTAACGGATATAGCCTGTTCCATAAATATTTTCCATGCTGTCAATCAGCTTTGCATCGTATCTCCAATAGAATTCATCTGCCAAGGCATTTGCCGTTTTGTCCGTATCTTCTTCTACGGTAAAATCATCTGCAATTAATGTTGGTGATAGGGTTTCGAAATACCGTTTCAACCCGGATAAAAAACCTATTTGACCATCCTTATTGTTAATGATCTTGCCAATATAAGACGATTGAGCTAATTCATTTCCATCCGTTTCAATGGCATCCATAATACGAACACCTTTAATCTTCTTCCAAACTGATCCCTGATCTGCGCCCAATGTTGTCAATGTGTTAATTGCCTTATCATAGATGACTTGAGACCCATTGTGGAAAGCAACTAATGTACCAGCTAGAATCGCGCTTTTTATTTCTGAATCAGTTAGTCTAGGAATGACATCATCAAATGGTGTAGCAGCATAAGTTAAACTCTCTTTTAATTGCTGTCCAGAAGCTTTCCCGGCAACATAACAAGCATGATAAGCACTGGAATATTGTACTCCATCCAACTCAACACCCACACCGACATTAACAACGCCTTCAAAATTAAAACCTGTTGAACGAATATTCGCATTTGTGATGTTCTGATCATCTGCAGAAGCACCGCCGACAAAAGCAACTATCTTTTTCCCCTCGCCCCGCAGACGGTCAACCCATGCTTTAACAGATGTCTGAATAGCACCATCAGACAGTCCATCTAAGGTAAACGCATTAAACTGTCTTGCTTCAAAAGCCGTCATTGCCTCCGTGTAGTGGGCACTCGTGATAGCAGCAACTCCAGCATTACCGCCTGTCATTGGTTGATCAGTAATGTCAGCTAATGTATTATTGCCATCAGCCAATTTCGTCACCTTTATCCATCTATTGTCGGCGTCATCGTTAATAGCAGCTACTGCATTGTCGATATCCCCTTTATCAAAAGTAAAGACAAGTAACTGAGTTGCACCTTCGTACAGTACTATATCCTTCTTATTTGCAGGATCAACCGCATTATCTCGCGCAGTAACTTTAAAATCCCTTGTAGTAGGATATAACGATTCAAGCTTTAAAACATTAACGGGAACTCCAGTAGTATCGGCTAGCGTAACAAAAGGAGCAACCTCTGTTCCATCGACCATCCGATATCCTAAAATTTTCTGAGGTTTTCCTAACATACATAATCTCAAGGCATTATAAGCAGTAAAATTGCCAGCTACATCGGTACCATAGTTATCAATAAGCTCTTTTTCGCTTGTAATCTCTACAATCTGCTTAGCCGGTCCCCAATTTGCTTTGATGGGTATTGCAACTATGCCTCTTGAACCGCCTTTAATTGCCTCTATCGCTTTGGAGACAAAGCGCATATAAAAACCGGCTCTTACTTTCTTCTCATTTTCGTTCCAAGATCCGCCCATTCGGTTATTTCACCTTCCTTTTTAGAAAGTCATCAATCGCTGATTTAACTTCTGAAATCGATAATTCCTTTTTTTCGTTCTTGTACAATGCTCCGACAACAACCTCAGGATTAACCTCAAAAATTTGCTTCGCATTTAGTATCAACTCACCGCGTGGATACCTTGATTCAGTTTGTTTTGATGTTTCTTTGTTTGCAGCCAAGATCCCACCACCTTTATTTTAATGTTCCTGCTGATCCGACTTTCATCATCACTGGAACGTCTTCTTTTGGTCTGCTGGTATTACGACTTAACTCTATTAATATTTGCCCCTGGTTTAATCCGTCAACTTTGAAGTTACCGCGGGGATTATTAACAGTTAGATATTTCTTAGATACAATGTCTAACGGAATCTTAATCTCATTAGTTAGCCCCGCTATAATATCGCTGATTGCTTGGATTTGCTGGTTTGGAGTAGCGCCTAACACATGACCAATCAAACTTTTTCGCACTTTGATTCCTGCTCTGGTTAAACCCTCAACCTTATAGTCACTTAACCTCCAGAGAACAGAGGGACGAACGTAACCTGTCGGCCAATAGTTCCGATAAACCTCCCAATCCCATAACAAGTTCTCAGTCCAGATCGACAGTGCTTCAATCCAAGGATCAGATGCTATAGTCTCGTTTATTGCTACTGGCTGTAACGCAACCACCGCAAAACGCATTCCGCGGGTTATTGCATCCCATTCTTCATCAACAAAATCCTGTCCATCTGTACCGAGATATAAACACGAAAAAACCTCACCAGTTAAAGTTGTAAGGAACTGTCTATCTAGTGCTACACCAATTTTTGTATACAGTTCATCAACTCTATTAAAAGATGTTCGTTCAACATACGGCCAAACTTCAATGATACGTCTAAATCCTGCCCATTCACTCTCCTCAGTTTCAACACCTTGCCGAAGCACTATATAGGGCTTTTGGCTTTTACGTTCAGCTGCATGAGGTTCATAGACATCATTAATTTCAGTAATATCCGTTAATAATTTATTTCTGATCGCATCTCTCACAAAATATCACTCCCAAAAATCTTGAACAGATTTTTTAATTGTAGGAAAAAATTGATCGACCGTAGGATTAACAATCGCATAATTGCCTCCATGAGCTAATTCCAGCCATTTACCGTATTCCATGCTATGCGAAAGATAAAGGATATAGCTGTTGTTATTGACATCTACGCCGCCTGTCAATCCCTGTCGCGCATGACCAGTTCGGTCTTTCCAAGGGGCATGTTCTTTGGCATGAGTTTCCAGCTGACGAGCCCAATTATCCAATAAAGCATATAATCCTGCTTTTTTACGATTAATCGCTTCTTCAGCTCCACTTGTAAGATCCAATCTAATCAATCCTTTCTAAATCCACATGATACCCAACAAGTTCACCATTTACGACCTGCGGGTAAACATTTACAACATAAAAATGTCCAAGACCTGGCACATCAAAAACATCTATAACGTTAGATCCGGCTTTTATATCTGCCTGATCATCGGCTAGCAAGCCCCAAAAATTCTTTTGTTGACTCCCTATTAAGCCACTTTCACTCCTTTGAATCCTACTTTCATTCGCATATATCCGAACCGCAAAAGGTCCTAACGTGCTTATCGTTTCACTAAAACCGCCCCCTGATCTGATTTTTTCTGTGCGCTGTATGGTGATGTCAATGGGGTTTTGCATGATATTCCATTTGATATGTTCTTTCCGCGCAGCTGCCTCCATCACAAAATTTCCGGCGGCTGCATCTTAAGAATATAACTGCTTTTTGTTTCACCCGTGAAATTTGTTTGCTGGCCAATTTCCGCATATTGCGTAGACATTTTCAACGCAAATTCAACCATGTCTTTCAACGTGGTATGTTCGTAGCTTTCTTGACCGACCTTATAGTTTTCAACCCTCTCTTTCAGCAGCCCCGCTTTAATTGTCCAGCACATACTTGCTGCAATATAGAGATTGTTTGCTGGCGCCAACAGGTCGTCCAGCTCCTGATTACTAAAATTAGTGTCAGTCTCACTGCCTCCTGCAGGTATTGTTTCATTGATCATTTTACGCAGCCTAGTTCTAAGATCATCTGTAGGTAACAAATTATCACCATCCCTTTAAAACGAGTTATTAAATCTAACTTTTCAGCTCATTCTTTGCCAACTATTATGAGAAAAATCTTAAAAAACAGTGCCTAGTATCTATAAGAAACCGGGCACTGTTTAAATATTTTTTCATCTTAAGCTATCATCTTAAGAAGGCAACGTTATCTCTTCAACGGCATTTGCGGGAGATGCAATTACACCACGCCTAGCTCTACCGACGATAGCGTTTTCTATTAATTTCTTAAGATCGCCGCCGGTCGCATCGACTCTTAGGTCATGCTTAATAAGTTCCCTGAAATACTTCTTGCCTTCAATCAGATATGCCTTATTTGTAGCAGCACCGGCATATGAGTATGTTTTCTCTCCAACAACAGCGCTCCAACCGTCGTAGAATATAAGAGTGTCTATCTGACTTAGTGCAGGGTAGACTGTTCCTCCTATCTGCATCCGTTGCAAGGCTTCTTCGATATCCCATCTATTGCTTGAATGCGCAAGCAAAATATTTGGTTTTCTTGAAGACTTAGTATCAGTGTTCTTGTCTTGAGATGCATGTACTAGCCCAGTCTTGATTGTTTTCCTTAATTTTTCAAGCAGTGAAATGCCAGCTGTAGCATCTGCAGCAGTCTTATTTTTGGCAGCATAATTAAATCCAATGATCGGATCTAGATGGATGTGATTTAACAGCGCATTGTACGCTTCACCCATTGCTCTGTTAGCTTCTGCCATTTCCCAGGTCTTATCATACAGCACCATATCCTCAGTCCATTCGAGACCTCCAGAATAAGTGATAATTGGTGCAGTATCTTTTGTGCCTACCTTCTTGGAACCAAATTTTACTTCTTCGAACTCCATTTTTTCCAAGAAAATTACTTGAGCATTGACAAATGGTTTGATATCAACATTTTCGGAAAAGTTAGCGTCCTCAACCTTACGATAGATAGGAGAGTAGAGAAGGGGAACATCTTCTCTGCCAAGTTCAAGATCAATCACGGACTTCTGTATCAAGCCATTTAGCCCTGCAGGCGTTGTTATCATTTCGCCAATGGGTTTATCAAGATCGTATACTTCCATCTCACCATTCACGATCTTTTTTACAATTGATCTCATTTCGCCGTTCACACTATATAGGACAGGCGATTCAATTTGTTTCGCCCGTCTTTCGGCTTTAATCGTTTCAATACTGTATATTTTCAAAATTCATTTCACCTCCAAAATTAATAGAAAATTAATGTGCCTGAATTTGCGGTCCGAGAATGAACCAAATTACATTGTCGGCATCCTTTGCATTGCTAACCCTGCCAACAGGCCTGTTTTGCGGATTCCCGTTAACATCAAGATTTGCCTGAGTTGTCAAAAGTTTCGTAGTATCGTCCCAGTATATTGCATCGCCTTTAGCAAAAGCATCGGCCACCGTAATCTGGCTTGTTTCATACTCAACTTGTTCAATCTGGAGTACAACTTCACTAGTTTCACTTTCATCCGTCGTAACTGACTGAACTGCCATGCCGAAAAAGCCACTCAACAGATATAATTTTCCCTGTTCAATCGTTGTACTAACCGGTACAGTAACCTTTATAGATGCTGCACCAGCAACCATTCTTCCCATTGCTTATACCTCCTAATAAAAGATTTTCACCGCATTACTTGCGGCTGCAGAATTTTGACTTAATACCTTTGGTCCCGGCTGCCCTGTGATGATGTTATTTACAATACCCTGCTTAGTAGCAGGTTTTGCTTCAAACCTGCCATCTTGACTCCTGCTCATAAAAGTTCGGGATTGAGGATTGAATCCTAACAATGCACTCATATAGATACTGTCCTTGCTTTGAGCATACCGTCTTTATTTTTATCGCCAGTAGCAAATATTCCAACAGCTGCTGGCTTATCAATGTGCAGCTTGCTAAAAGTGTCCTTCATCGTTTCATCCGCAAGCAGCTTGTCTATTTCTCCGGCAATCAGCTCTTTTGTAGTATTGTCGGAAATGATAAGCATTTTCTTAACCAGATTTTGAGCCATTTCCCCAGCAACTTTTTCCTTCACAACATCATCAATGAGTTTAGTTCGACCAGCATTTCGCTTCTCATCCAGAGCAGTAGCCGCTTCCTTGGCGATAGATAATACATCCATTTCGCCGGTTACTCCCAAGGTTTCTTTTATCTTGCCAAGCTGCTCAACTGCAGCAGTAACCCCCTTCAACCATTCGCCATCCATCTCACCGGCAATCTGTTGCACGGTCAGCCCCATTTCACCAACAATCTGCTGCAATGTGACTTCTTTGCTACTCCTCAAGGCATTTAATTGTGCCATTATTTCCTTCCATGTCATGGTTTGTCCACCTCCTAATATTTCGTCCATCTCGCCGATGGACACAATTCTTGTCGGCATACCTGCGCGGCCTAAGGGAGTCCAGTCAATGCTAAGTGGAGTATAGTCCACTACATTTATTTCTCCGCCAACCTGTTGTAACTTAGGTACGCCAAAGATACTTACTGTATTGATAACTTTCGACCTAATCCAGCGTTTAAGATCAGGAGCCGATTTATCAATCACGCCCCGGAAATAGGCTTTCCCATCCTTCCACAGACCACCAACCCAATGAGTCACAGGTTGCGGAAATTGAGTGTCTACGTCTTCCGGTTTCTGATGCCCAAGAAAACCAGGTAGCCCCTGCGACATCGCTTCACCAACAATCTTTTGTAATGCCGCAGGCTTATAGTTCCAACCCCGTTTTGATTTCCCTGTCGGGACCTCCACCACCACCTCCATTGGCTCATCGTCCCCAACTTTTAGCGCGTTTACATCAACTCCCGGTGCTATAGGCACGTCTTCCGGTTTCATTTCGCCTGTAATTATGGCGTAGAAGGATGCTGTTTCACCTGCAGCTAGGCTCATTTCTCCAATTGCTTTTTCTAGCAATTTACTTTTCACTATGTTTTCACCTCCTCTGCCAAGAGATAACGGATCTATTCTTCGATCTTTTCAAAGGTAACCTTATAAGTTGCTCCTAATTCGAAGTACTCAGCTGCATCCGGATTGTTAATTTGCATTTGAATTAGGGCTGATGGAGTATATTCTCCAAAAGGTTTACTTTTTACACCGTTTAAAATTACATTAACCCCATCATTGAAACTGTGTCTAATATCCAACTTAAATCTAGCTTCTACCATTCTCCCGTTCACCTCCTTAACGAAAAATAAATCCAATTAAAAAAACACCTCGGTATTTTCAACCTAAGTGTCAACCTCGAAATCAATTCTAACCCCGTGCTCACGCGTGAGCACGGGGGTTAAATTCTAACTTAGTAGTATATGCCTATTTCGATAAAAATATACCTTAAAATCGAATATTAAGGTATATTTTATTCTACACTATCCAACGGCTCAAAACGGATACCGTTATCACCGTTGAAAGGACTCTGATGATCAAATTGCTGAGAAAGTATTTCTTCTGGTATACCTTCTGGAAAAGCCTTACAAGTCATCTTCTTTCTATCCATCAGGTTCTTGCAGGCAAAACATTGTAATATTTCAAAAGGCGGATCCCTTTCAATATTTACTAACTCTATCGGTTTATTTTTTGCCATTCGGCATACCTCCTTTCAACGGTTCTGCCTATTTCCAGAGCCATTGGGCGCGGTGTAGGGTTATTATTATATTCAGCCCAACCTTCCGCTACAAATTCTCTAATCTTGTTGCGGTTTCTATTGTTCCAAGTATAACTGGATAGACCATTGGATAGTTCTGCTTTAGTAGAATTGAGATACAAGTTAATGATATTTTCTTGACTCGATATGTCTAGCAGGGTATCCAGTTGATGACCGAGCTCGTGATCAATAACAGCTTTTACGGTACCACATCCAACCGGACTATGCTTGCTTTTTACGCCATATTCCAGTATATCTTTAAGATCCTTTGTATCCTTACCATAGAGCTTATTGATAGTAACTCCATTAATACCATACTTTTTTGTTTTGGGATCAGTTAATGAAACTGCCAAGGATCTAGGACTAATTTTCCCTAATGATATATTATATTTTCGCAAAGCATATTTATTCCGAGCTTGAGTAGTACCGATAAATTGGATGTTTTCTCTTAGTTCAGGGAATTGACTTAAAGTATTATATATTCCTTGATTCCATTCATTAGCTACTTCAAGGTCTATACCTGCATAATCAGCGATGTCCGCCAAATTATTATCAATGGCAAATCGTTCAGCCTTTTTAATATTAGCAGCTGGTTTAAATTTTCCTCCGCTAGGAACAGGAGTAGCATCTTTTTTATCAGCTGGAACTATTCTTGCTGTACCACTTATTGTATCACTTTCAGCTTCAGGCTTATACACATTCTCATACCAGTTATTGATCTCTGGTTGACTATCAGGGTCTTCAACCCATTGTTTCAGCTCCTTAGCAAATTCATCCGGATCTTTTACTACTTCAACAAGAAAAGATGTAGTATTGGGATGAGCAGGGTAGGGAGGAGGGTCATCCATCGAATATACGCCAGGCCCCAAGCCGACGTCCTCTGCTGCTAGTATGTCACATATATCTACAACCACATGCGCAGATGATAGCGAATATTTAATCCCCACGGTACTAGGTGATGCCTGAGCCGATTTAATCGTCCCTTGCCCGAACGCTGCAGTAGTTTCCGTTCTAGCTAACCGCAGAGCCTGATAACTAATGTTCCCAGGTATTCTACCTTTCATCCGTTTCATCATACCTTCGTAGTGTTTTGTTAGTTCATTAGCACCTTTGAGCACATATTGTTCTAGTAGTCTAGCAGTAGTTACCGCATCCTGTCCCCTAGCCACAGCATCCTGAACAATATTAGCCATGACACCGCTTGTTTGTTGCGATGTATTCCATATCTTATCAGAGAGCTTTAACCCCTTATGCGTGCGATCCCAGACAGCCTGAACCGCTTCTCTGTTAACACGAAAATACATTTGCTCAACCCCGGCTTTTGTTATATCCTGAAATTCCCCAGCTTTATCGAGCATCCCTATCAGAACAGATTGGCTGTAGTTACTACTGGCTGACACTCCTTTCTCAACGTACCCGCTTATCTTATCCGTCAGCTCACCGTTGATCAGCGCAGCCTCTTTTCGCAGCTGAGCTTCAATTTCCTGTAATTGTTGTTCCCGTAAAGTCGTTTTTCCACCTTTACGGATTTCTTCAGCTATCCGATCAGCGGATCTGACAAAAATATTTCTGATTTCTGCATCCTGTTTTAGACGTAGCACCAGATATTCTTTTCTGGCTTCTAACGCATCTTTATAAAACTCACCGGCAGCTTCCTTGATTTCAGATATCTCTTTACGGCCTATCTTCATACAGCAGCACCGGCAAGCACCTTATCAATATCCTCTTTTTCCCCGAGGTTCAACGCACCGTCAGCAAGTCTCTCACGAACGATTTTATTTTTCATGATTCGGGTGTATTCATCATCCTCGTCTGAGCCTTCATCTCTATAATCCTTCATGGTCGGGATGTATTCTTTTAAAAATTCTACTGCAGCGTCAACAGACAAAAACTCGCCCTGTACCGCTTTATCAAGAGCGGAAGCAATTAAGTCTAAAGTCTCAGCAACCTCTTTTTCGTTGCGAGGATCAATTTCTTCCCATTCGAGCTCAGTCGCATAGCTGGAAAATTTTCTACCCTCTGATTGAGCTGTCATCGCCAAAACTATCCTAGCCAACCGTTGCCAACTTTCAGTAAAATTGTCCCGTTTGCGTGTTATAGTACGGTTAAATACTGGCATCTGTTCTTTTACACTCGCCAAAGCCCCAGGAGTATGCACACCAAAGATAAATTCCGGCGTCTCACTGGTATCCACAATACAATAAAATATCAGCTTAAGGAGAGCCGCTGCATCACCGGTAGAGCTTTTTACTTCGATAAACTGAGCATCCTCATCATCAGTCAGAATCAGAAACTCATGCCCGTCCAGCGAAATACTTTTGCCTTCTTGGGCAAATTTCACCGGATCAGTAATGTTAAAGTTGTTCCTTAAAAAGGCTGCTACGTCTTTTAGTTTAAATTTAAGCCGAGGAGTAGAGTGCATTTTACTACCCTGTAGCGCGTGCAGCATCACATCATGGTATGCTTTCAAAAAAGGTTCAATGGACTCCAGTTCACTTTCACCAAAGAGTCGAGTCTCATCTGCCTCATTCCTGAAATGAATAATAGGAATGAAACCCCAAGGGTTTGTTTCCTCAATGAGGTTACTTATCCCCGGTACTGTATCCCCCTCAAGTTTGATTATACGTTGATTGGTCGTTATTTTTTGTGTAACATTCGTCTTTCTCTTAGTGCCGTTTTCGTCAATCCACTCGTTGGTAGACCGCAACACATATCCTTCAACGTTCTTATTTATAGGATTGCGAATTATTTGTGACACCTCTTCGTTAGGGATGATATTATAAACAAGCTTCGTTTTTGTTTCAGGAAAGAGGATAACATCAGTTTCTTCCCTAGTGACCCAGACGAGGCAATCTCCTTCCATCAGAGCTTTTTTGTGTGTGTTGCTCATTTTAGAACGATTTGATCCAAAAAAGTTGTCCAGTACTTCTTGCTCGTCCTCTTCCTTCGCTAGAAAAGAGGGTACTCCCATAAACCCTGTCTTTGAATTTATAATAGGCTTGCAAAAGCCCGCCCCTAGCTTGTAACTATCCTCATCATTTTTGTAAAGAGCTCTAGCAAGCCTGTAATCTACACGACTACTATCCAATGTGTACGTGTTGCCTCCGCCAGTCGTCACCATACCAATCATATTATTTCTGATTTTAGATATTTCGCCGACTGCTTTTCTAAGCCAATTTACTGCCATATTTTCAACCCCTTAAAGATGCTCAGCAACCCGGAATCCAAGGTTCCTGAACCTTTGGCTAACGTTCTGCAGGCTTCCAGTGCGTCTGGACCATCATCATGAGCTGCCATTGGGAAGTATTTGAGTTGTTCCAGCAGCACTCGATGGCGAATATTAAACTTGATATATTTGTTTTTAACATCCGGCTGCAGCGTCTGGATTCTCATAATCTTATTACTGGTCTGATTGACCTCTACAATCGGGAGATATATATTTGCCTCTACGCTGATCTTGGCCAACTGTTCCTTCAAAAACCACTGGAATTGGTTTGTTTCTACACCAAACTTACTGTACCCTTTGCCAAAAGCTAATCGTAGCCATTTTTCTTTTTCAATGATGTCGGTAATGATTTTGTCAGGATGGCGGCGTTCAATGTCAGCATCTAAAACAAACATATAACCGGTTTTTTTATGTTTAGCAAGAGTAATAATAGCGCTAGGGTCACTAGTCTTTTTCTTACCCAGCGACGGATCCGCGAATCCGAAAAACTCAAATCCATCAAAGAACTCTATTTCTAGCGGATTATAATAATCGAACCACTCTTCATTGAACAGGCTATCCTCTGGATTAATTGGCTCATTCTGCTCTTCACTGTTAAAGGAAGCTTCACCTTCACTCACTCTCATAACCATCAAATCATAATATGATAGTTTGTCTTCCCATAGCACCTCTGTACCCTCTAGCATTTCCGTTCTATGAGTCTCGAAAAATACCAGAGCGTCTTGTTCTCTATTATCATTTGATAGATCGGTATATATAACTTCCCACTGATCCCATAAATCCTGTCTATTAGAAAACGATATAACTGCTTTATATTTCCTAGTTTGATAGCCGGGGTTCTTTAATATCTTGGCTAGTAAACTATCATAGTGTAATAGAGTTCCAATATACAGGATGTCCGTATAATTATCACCGGCCTTACTGACGGCTTTGAAAAACCAATTTTCTAGTTTCTTTCGCTGTTCAGGTGTACGTACATTTTCGTCATTCTCGATGTCGTCCAATACTATTAAGTCAGGACGCCAATTACGACGCTTCCGACCACGAATCTTTTTTCCGGAGCCGATAGCCTCAATCTTGATATTAGTCGACGTTAGCAAGACATCATTTCGCCAAACCTTTTTACCTACGAGATCGCCAAAATCTTCGAGGATTGCTTCATTGTCTTCCATTTCTTCACGAATGCTCTCCAAAAAACCCTCCGCTTGGTCAGACGAATCCGATATAATGATGGCATAATTTTTGTACTCATAAACAATAGCATGTAGAGTATCTTTGAAAGTAAAACTAGTAGATTTAGCATGACCACGGGGAGCTGCAACCCCTCGTTTGCATCCCGATATTTTACTTATATTTTTAGCCATCTCATTGGTAAGCGGGACACGATTTCTTAATACCCCATTTTGCCAGATTGCATCAAGCTCTCTATGAAAATCAGGTGTTTCCCGGCTAAAATAATGGGAAAAGTATGCTTTACCAAAGTACTCTAAATCAATTGCCCCCAGCTTTCT